GCACCATGATGCAAAACGTTGGTGCACCTTCTAGCTCTGCTATGTATCAACAGATGTTAAATGACATGGGTCAAGGCGTTGCTAATGATCCGACGTTTAATGCTAACGCTATGGCAATTATGGGGCTTCAGTGATGGGCATTCGTAAGGCTATGCAACAAGGCTGGCAGACAGCCGCCAAAGTAATGGAAGGCACAGGTGACTATGGTCACAGTGTTCTTCCTGCAACTAAAAAAGGACGTAAGTTCTATTCTGATTTAAAAGACGCTGGAGTTACAACTGAGACTCCCGCACAACTTGCAGGAGCGATTGGCGCACGCGTATTAACAGACTTAGGAACAGATGGTACTCGTAACCTTTATTGGCGGTTTAACCATCCATCTCAGGTAACGCAAGGCATTTATGAAAAGGCAGTCGGTGAAAATATTAAAAACTACACACAGCCTCAAAAAGCTGCTATTGCTTTAGGTGCTATTGGACTTCCAGTTGGTGCATCCTTAGGAACATTTGATTTAACTAATCTTGGAGAACTTGGCAGACCTAAAGGTTTTGCTCAAACGTATTCAGAAGTCGGTGCTGAGGATCGTCGTGAAACTGGACAAGTAGTTCCAGAGTTAATTGATCGTTTTGCATTAGGTCGCCAAGGACGTCCGCTTAAGTTTGAAACAGCTAAAGAAGATATTCCTGATTTAACAAAAGAACGTTATAGCAATTATCAAAAGTTTTTGTATAACGAAAAAGGTCCCCTTGGTATTGGTGTAATTAAAGGCACTATGGAAAACCTTCAGGGTGAGCCTGAGGTACGCCTAGCAGGCTTCCCAGTTGGTCTTCAAGCTGTTGGTGCAGCACTGGGTGGTACAGCAGGTGTTCGGGCTGCTACAGCCGGTAATGTTATGCCTGACAAAATTGGTAACCAAAATGTAAAACGAATGAGCCGACGCATGCCTGCCCGTAACGTTGCTCTTGCTGGTGCAGCGGGTGCATTGGCTGGTGGTATAACTGGCAAGTTAATCAATATGGCTATTGCTCAGGGTGCACGTAAGGATCTACCTAGCACTCAAGAATATGGTGTTAGTACTTATCAAAACAATGCAGGTGGTGTTACTAAAGTAGAAGGAGGTAAACGATACGATCAGCTTGTTGCACCTAACGCTGAATTTCCTGAAGGACTCTATTCAGCAGGATATTAATTGACGTAGAATTTAAACAAGCAGTATAAGAATCTAACAGGGTATGTTATACGATCCTTACTCTACGACCAACCTGGGTGGGGTCGGTTCGCCAGTGGCCGGAGTCCCTGGAGCACCTGGAAACCTTGGTGGTGTCGGTGGCCCTATGCCTCGTGGTGCAGCCCCCGCGACAAGTTATACAGCGCAAATCGATCCGCAAGCACAGCTGCTTAGTAATCAGCAGTCTCGCATGCAAAACGTTAGGAACATTGTTACTAACCAAGGCCAAAAGGTTACACAAGCACTACAAAAAAATAGAGGCTTGTTAATGAACCGTGGTGCTTTACTTGGTGGAGCAACTGTTCTTGCAACGGGTGCCATTCCTGGAGCCGTTGATGCAATTCAAGGGGATAACCCAGCTGGCGGTGCTGCTAACCTCGCAGTTACTGCTGGTGGTTTAGGTCTTACAGGTTTAGCTGCAAAAGGAGTTAAGAATCCGTTAGCCAGGTTAGGTGTTATGGCTGTCGGTGGTCTTGTCTCCGGTATTGGTGGTCAAGTCGCTGAAGATGCAGTTGGCAAGGTTACCGGTAAAGGTGATAGCCAAGGTGCACAGCGGACTAGAACAATTAAAGATGCACGGACCCAAGCTGAAGTAATGGGGATCATGTCTACCCCTTGGTTAAACGCACAGAAAGAACTGGGTCAAGCATCAATGGAACAACGCTTGACTGAGTTGCAGCGTTCGATTCCTATGTACAACCAAATGAAGAATGCTGACCTGGTTCGCCAGCAAGCATTGAATGCATCTAACGCTCAGAACTACATGGCAATGGGTACGGTTGCTACTGCTGGAAAACTTGCACTGGGTGCCCAAGCTGAAGCTGGTGCAAACCTCCGGACTGCAATGACTGCTAATCCTTACGCCAACAGTGCGCTACAAGCTCCCAATATTAGTTTCTGATCATGGCACAACCACTTCAAGTACAGCCCTTTAGAAGTGCCCTTGGTCTTCCTATTGGCACTGTTATTGATGACAGTTTTCCTCAGGCCGGTGATGCTTTAGCTGGTAGATATGGCACGGTATTACCGCAGACAGGACTTCAACAATCGTATCGGTATGGCGTAGGAGGTCCTGAGCAACAACCTGGTCAAGGTGCTATTCCTCCTGCTCCACAAACAAACATGCCTCCGTCTCCTGAACAGAGCCAGGCAACGGTCAGATCAGACATGAACCTTCTTTTGGATTATCTAAAAGAGCGTGAAGAACGTCAAGATGATCCCGAAGTAATGAAACGTAGGACTGATGAAGCTCTTCGTTTAATGAATGCCATCGGTGATAAACAGATGGAATTAGGTTGGAAATCTAATTTGATTGGCTTTGGTCTTAAAGAGCTTCCCCGCCTTATGACTGAGCCTGGCCGTCGCCGTAACCGTTATCTTGATGATCTTGTTTTAAATACACCTGGTATTCAAGCAAGAGCTGCAACTGCATTAACAGGTCAAGGTATTCCCAACTATGCGATGGGAATCTAGTACGGGTAAAATAAACAAATGGCTACCAGCAGCTTTCCATCATTTGGAAATGATTTTTTAAATCAAACATCGGGTGTCAATACTACTCCGTATTGGAACCCAACAGATATGGGAAGCAAGTGGGGAATTCAAAACCCCACACCAACACCATCAACAGGAGGAAATATGCCGTTCCCATGGATGGCTGCCGCTACCGTTGCTGCCCCAATCCTGGGTGGTATCTTTGGCAACCAAGCAAGTAGTGCTCAACGTGAAGGAAGCAGAGAGGCCATTGGTCTTCAAAGCCAAATGTCTGCTGATGCCATGCTTGCTGGTTTTGGCGCACAAGAGTTAGCTCGTGACAATGAATATGGTCGTCAACTTAGACGAGGTATTGACACGATTAACCTGATGAATAGCGGTCCTTATATCGCTAATGAAACAAGACAGTTTGGTCAAACAATGGCATTAGCGGGTGCTAATCCATACAATATTTCTAAAGCTGCTGCAATGTTCGGAGGGTTCGGCTAATGATTTTTGGTGCAATCAAACAACTCTTTACGGGTCCTCCAAAGGCTCAATCACCTCAAGCGTTAGGATACAAGCCCTCATCAGGTATGGAATATCTGATGAACTATACAGGTAAGAATTTCTTATCCGGTGGTGACGCAGAAGATTTTGGTGACTCTATCTACGGTGCCATTGGTTCTGGAAATATGGACCAAGCCACAGCAATGGCTATGGTTAATTCCAGGATCCGTCCGGATGATGATTATTTTCGGAAGGATTTTGAAGACATCTTGAATTACAAGATGGGCCCTACCAAATCTAAAGATATGATCCAGGATGAACTCCTGGCAAGCTATAACCGTTATGGCGAAGAAAATGAAGTAGAACGTTTATACGGTCAGATGGATCGTGCTGGGGTTTTAAATAACCCTAATGAAGCTCGGCAGTATCTTTCTCAATACATGGCACGTACCCCTGAAGGTATTGCTAAAGATATGAGTCCGTATCTTGCTAACCGTAGTTATATGGGTCCTATTGTCCAAGATGAAGAAGGACGTTTTAAAGGATACGATGTTTTCTTAGGTGATGAAGCTAAATACGAAGCTGCTAATAACACAATCAATAATCTCCAAGGTATGACTAATAACTACCTTGCTAGACTAGGTGCTAAAGGAGGTTTTAAATAATGTCTACGCAAAACATATCTGTTAACATTGGCGGCAATCGTAAAACTAAAGATTGGAAAGATTACTGTCAAGACGGAGATGACTGGAAGTGTTTATCCCTTGATGGGAATAAAGACTTCAGCGACCAGATTGATGCTTTTGAAGAAAAATATAAGAACCCTTTTACAATTACACCTAGTATTAAAGGCAATTTAAAAGATATCTGGAAAGGACTTAAAGACGACGATACAAAGAAAAAAAAGAAAAATAATAACAATAACAATAACAATAACGGCTCAATTACCAAAAAAGACCAACCATCTCCCTATGTAGGAACAAATGCTGCTGGTCAAGGTTTAACCCAAGCTGAATGGGACCTGTACGCTAATACAACTTTAGCTAGCTTACAAGGGCAGATTGGACAACAACTGCAGGATTCTGTTAATGCCACTTCATTAGGCATTCAGAATCTACAGAACGAAGCTTCCGCCTATGGCTGGGATACCCAGCAGGCGATGAATACCTACAGCGAAGACGCTGCTAGCTGGCGTACTGACATTAGTACACAGCGAGAAAAAGACTGGCGGATGTACGACTCCGCCATGGGCTATAAAGCCACAACGGACAGTGCAAAAATCCAAGGTGAATATAGTTTAGGTTTGGGTAAAATTATGCAAGCAGGTAACGCTGAAGTTGCCAAGATTAACGGTGAGTACAGCACCGCTAATACACGTCTTGCTGGTGAATATAATGTTGCAGGTGAAAAGATCCGTGGTGCGGCTGCACGCGATGTTGCCCAGCGTAACAAAGAGGCCACAATGTTTGGTAGCTTCCTAGGCGGTTTCTGGAGCTAAGATTTAGTTTCAGTAGTATAATTAAGTCAAGTAACTTACTTTCATATTATGTCTGTTGCAGGTGACGGCTCTGATGGAACTGATGCAAGTGTAGACCTAACTACCTTCCAACAGCTCCTTGATAAACTCGAAGGCTCTAAGAAGCGCCAACAACGTCAGAAGTCCGTTGAGGGACGTCGTGACGTCTATGCACAAGGCCTTGCTTCCATGATGGGCAACTTCTGATCTAACTTATTTAAGAGGATCGTAGGCAAATGTCCAGCAGCAATATCGATGACACGTATGCAAATGACGATTGGTTTGATCTAGACCAATATAAAAAAGCTGCGCAAGTTGCCTACGACTTCTCTATCGGTAAGATGGAAAAAGCAGGTGACGAAGAACGTGAAACCATCGGAAAAGGAGCCTTCGAACAACGCGAAACTAACAAGCAATCGCAGCAGTTCCGCGAAAAAGACGAAGAGCGCGATTACAAACAATCGCAGAAGGGATATCGATTCTGATATCAATATCCAAGTCTTTGAACATTGGCTCGACAATTTAGATAGTGCTTCGAGAGAGTCTTTCTCTGCTTTTGCGGAGGAGACTTTTTCGTCTATTCAGGTGTATCTCTACGCCAAGTTCTTGGGCTATGAAAGCAGCATTATTGCTGTAGACCACTGGGTGTCAGCTACATACCCTAAGCCGGATCACTATAAAGTTCTTCTGCATGAAATCCAAGAGATGCAGGAAGATATTCGTAAACTCAGGGAAGATATTGAAAATTATGCAGTCAAACGTGATGCAGGAGTGGCACGTATTGCACAGATGCAAAAAGAACTGCGTGGCACAATTGCCCAAGTAGATTCGTTTGTTTCTTCTAAAGATAGAAAAGGTTTACTCCTGGCTGGAGAAGATCTTGCATTACGTTAGTTAGCTTCTGTATTTAAAGATGATCCTATTGAAGGACCATTACAAGAAGCATCAATGTCTGTATGGGCTAGAATTCAATTTGAAGACTAGATTAAATCTGTGGAAGAATCTACTGAAACTGGAGGAACTGGCTTCACGCATAAGTCGATGAATGACATCCTTCAGACACTTCAAAAGAATCGCCGGATTAATCCAGGTTTCAATAACTTCCGACCTGTGGACGAGATCCCAGAAGGAGGTAATCCTTATCCCGCACAACCCTTAGCAGGGAAGTACATGTAATGGCCAAGAAAAAAATGCCACCTCAATTGGTGGAATACTATAAAAAGAAGTCCGGTTCTAAGGATGGCGATAAAGCAGAAGAGTCTGCTGAAAAAGGTTTAAAGGCAGCTAAGGCTGCTAAGAAACATAAGGACTGCAACTGTAAAGACAAATAGGGTACTATTAAGTATCAATAGGTATTCTTGTGCCTTCTCATCTTCACTTAGCGTATCGGCGTAATGCAAAAGCTGCGGCAGCCAATCACCGGATACGCAAGAGTGATCAAGAAGAAATCTATGAGAAGGCTAGAGAAGACTTTGGTTTCTTCTGCGAATATGTTGCAGATAAACCTCCTGCGGAACATCATAAACATTGGCACCAACAGTTGGTTACCAATGAAAATAGCTCTTGCCTCACTAAGATCGCAGGACCGAATATTGATCTACTTGGTCCTCGGGGTTCAGCTAAGTCTACTGTCCTGGGTTTGTACACAGCCTGGGCTATTGGTGTACACACCTTAGCTAAGAAGCCCCTACAGATTCTTTACCTGAGTTATACCGTTGATATTGCACGCTCCAAATCAGCAACTATTAAACGAATCATTGAGTCAAAAAGATATCAGAACGTATTCCCTACCGTTAAGCTGCTCAAAAACGTTACAAGCAATGAGTATTGGTCAATCGACCATAAGTTTGCAGGTATTGATACCACTGGTGAAGAACAGTTTACTTTATGCGCCGCAGGTCTCAAAGGCTCTGTGACTTCAAAGCGTTCTCATCTTGTGATAATTGATGACCCTGTGAAATCAGCCGCAGATATAGGCAACCCAGACATTCGCAAGATGATGCAGGATAACTGGAATGCTGTGATTGCTCCCACGATGTTTGAAGGTGGTCGGGCAATTTGCTTAGGAACGCGTTTCCGTCATGATGATATTCATGCGACGACGTTCTGTCCTCAGAACAACTGGATGCAGATTGTGTTGTCTGCCATTTTAAATAATGAGGAGACCGGTGAGGAAGAGTCATACTGGCCGGACATGTGGAGCTTAGATTATCTGAAAGAAAAGAAAAGGCAAGCCCCTATTGCGTTTTCGTTTCAGTACATGAATCAGATTGTCAGACAGAACGAACTGTCCCTGGCACCTGAACTTCTTGTCAAAGCTGAGATTGCCACAGAGTTTGATTGTCTTGGTGTTGGTGTTGACTTGTCAGCAGGTGTTAAAGAAAAGAATGATTACACCGTTATGGTTCTTGGTGGTCGAATTGGAAACAAAATTCACATTATTGATTACAGAAGGTTGCGTGTCATGGGCAACTTAGAAAAGCTCGATGCCATGAAAGAATTGCTTAATGACTGGTCAATTATTGGCAAGCAGTCTGATGGTTTATATTTCCCAACTTATTCAACATGTGACATTTGGTCAGAAGCTGTGCAGTACCAAGCTTCTTTAGAAGCTGACTTTAAACGTGTGTGCTTGGAACAAGAAGACCTCTACAACTTAATCTGGCACCCTGTTAAAGGTTTTAGGTCTGACAAGCTTGCTCGCTTCCGTGGGATTATGGGAATGTTTGAAGATCGCAAGATTATTTTTAATCGTTACCGTAACTTCACCACAATGTTTGAAGAGTTAACTAATTTTGGTGTTAGCTCTCATGACGACTGTGTCGACGCATTAGTTTGGTTAGTAACTGGTTTAATGAAGAGGGGCAAACTTCAACTAGACTACTAATTAAGAAATATTTCTCAGAAAATTCTAATAATCATGGAGCATATTGTTGCAGTTACGATTGCCGGTATCTCAGGGTGTGGATGGTTTATCAGTAAAGTCTTTGGACGTATGCGTACGCTTGAAGATCGCATCGACAGGCTACCACTGGAGTATGTCTTAAAACAGGACTACATTCGTGAGATGGAAAGGATGAATGACGAATTTAGCGAAATCAATACTAAGCTTGATAAACTTGTGGAAAAGTTATTGGCCAAATGAGCTATTACGTCGAACTCGAAGAAGACGCAAACGGCGATTTAATCATGAACATCCCTGAAGAAGTCATCGAGACATTGGGATGGGAACCAGGAGATCTCCTTACCTGGGATTTAAAAGGAGATGGAATTATCCTCCAACGTTTAAATGGAGAAGGAGGGTTTGAACCCTTAGAATAATTAAAAGCTTTATTAGATATGATCGGCGGATTAGTTGGCGCAGGTTTAAAAGCTACCGGTCTTGTAGAGCCTAAAGGCAGTGATAGACCCGTAGGAAGCATGGGGCCTTTTGGCGGCGGCATGATGGGTGTCGGCGGTCTTGCTGGTATGGCTCTCCAACCTGGAATGGGTATCGGC